CCGGGTCGTCCCAGCGCCAATCGTCGGAGGCCAGCACGAAGCGCAACCCTTCGTCGGAGCGCCAGCCGGGCTCGAGCCCAGAGGACAAACCGTTGTCCCAGTACCGCTCGACGGCCACGAACAACCGGCCCTGGCCGAACGCCATGGCCTTTCCGATCGGGACGCGGTAGATGGACGGATTCGGGACGGGCGGAGGGTCGTCGAATCCGTCCGGACCCTTCCAGTTCCCCTTGGCGTCGTAGTTGTCCGGATGGAACGCGGCCACGGTGTCGACGTGGTCGCCGTAGATGAAATCGACCGCCAGGTTGTCGACGAGCAGATCGCCGTGCAGGATGATCGGCCAGTTCTCGACGGGGTCGTAGACGCCGTTCTGCACGATGCAGAACTTTCCGGCCTGGCAGAAGTACGCCTGGTCGAAATCGACCGTGGGGAACGCGGCGACGTCGAGCCAGGTGTTGGTGGCGAAGCTGTAGGTCCAGACGTGGCCGGACACGACGACGACCCAGCGGAGGTTGCCCTCCAGCTCGTAGGAGAAGGCGCCCTGGAACCGCCCCTGGGCCGGCATGGTCTCACCGAACAGGGCGGGGCGGGACTCGGCCAGGCCGTTGCGGACCTCGACATTGAGGAGCCTGGCGGCCGTCCCGGCCTTGAGCAGCAAGGGGTCGAGCAGGTCGTTGACCCCGCCCTGCACGGTCTGGAAGGCTTCAGCCTGTGTGCGGTCGTCGGCCATTACGGTATTACCTCGGTGGACGAAACCAAGAGCCCTTCAGAGAACTCGAGATCGTACTCGGTGCCGGCGGCGTTGGACAGCCGGATCGTGCCGGTGAGCTTGCCCGTGAACTTGCCGAGCGCGGTCGTAGCGTCCGTCTGGGCGGCCTCTGCCGCTGCCTGCGCGGTAGCGGCGTTTGCAAGAGCCGCGTTCGCCGTTCCTTGTGCCGCATCGGCCGCGGACTGCGCGATAGCCGCGTTGCCCAGGGCCAGTGTGGAATCGGACTGAGCGGCGTCGGCGGCGGCCTGAGCGACGTCAGCGGCGGCCTGGGCGGCGTCGGCCGCCTGGAGCGCCGTGCCGGCCCCGGCGACAGCCCCGCTCGCCGTGGACTGGGCGGCGCCGGCCGCGGACTTGGCCTCCACGACCAGCTCGGCCAGCTCCTCGGACAGCGCAGAAAGCTCTTCCCCGGACAGTTGGGAAAAGAACTGCCTCCGGAGAAGAGCAAGCTGGGATGCGGAGAGGATGAGGGCCATGTCGCCCTCCTACGTCTTGATGATGGTTTTGCCGGTCACCAGGGTCGTACCGTCGTAATACGGCGAGCTCAGCGCCTTGAGGACGAAGTTGTCTCCGTCGTTGGACAACGCATAGGTCGGGTTCGCGACGAGCCAGTCCGTCAGATCGGGGTAGGCCGCGCAGGAATGTGGGGTCTTGCCGTCCATGTCGAGCCATCCGTCGGGGATGTCGACGCCGGAGAACCCGATCGTGGAGCCGGTCGCCAGCGACGAATCGTTGACGATGTTCGAAGTCGAGTCGGTCAGGGCGAAATACTTGAAGTGGATGAGGTCGCCGTCCTCGGGAGTAAAGGCCAGATAGACCTTGTTGCCGGAAATGGTGAAGTTGTAGGGCTGCCGCTGCACGCCGGAGTTCAGGATCAGCGTTGCCTGGGAGCGCGTGTAGGGGACGTAGTCGAGGAGGATGTAGCCGACGGCCTTGTACTGGGCTCCCGTCAGGTACTTTTCGGCCCAGAACGCCCGGGTGCCGTCCATCTCGATGATGTTCTGCGAAATGTTGATGGTGCTGGGGGCCTCGGGGCAGCAGGTATGGATGCCTCTCATGATCTTCTCCTTTCAGGCCCTTCGGCCATCTTGTTCTCCGGAAAATCCCGGCCCCGGGGCCCCTTGCGGGGCCCGGGACAGGGTCAACCCCGGGGAGAACGCCAGGATTGAGAGGAACTTATTGGGCCTGGACCAGCTTCAGCCAGATGTACGCCGTGCCGTTCGTGGCGGGGGCGCCGGCGAACGTCAGCGTAAGCTGGCGGGTCGCCGTGGTCGTCACAACCGGCGCCTTGAGCGACACGACCGTATTGGTCGCAGTGCCCGCAGCGATGATGTAACTGGCGGATGCCCGGTTAAGCATGTGCAGCCCGGCCGTCATCTGCGTGGCGGCGAGCAGGTCGTTCGCCCCCTCCACGCTGAAGGCCACCGTGTTGGTGGCGTTGGCCGGAGTAAACGCCGTGGTCACCTGGACAAAGCCGTCGACGATGGCCGTGTTGTCCGGCAGCACGGGGCCGACCTTGATCGCGCCGCTGCCGCCGTCGCGGGCGACATCGAACACGTAGGCCAGGTACCCCTCGCGGTTGCTCTGGTCGGGGATCTTGCTCTGGTCTTCTTGAATGTCCGTGTCACGGAACGTGGCCGCACGGGCGTCCAGCGTCACGGGATCCGGGACAAGCTGCGCGGAAGCGGACAGCACAAGGCTGAACGCGGCCAACGCGATGGTGAACTGAATGAACTTTTTCATTATGTCTTTCCTTTGAAGATGCTCCGGGGGACCGGATTGTCCGGCCCCCCGGATCAGGTTATTGCAGGGTCACCGTGGCGGCCGCGGCGGTCCACTTCGAGTGGTCCGCGAGGTCGGCGTCGCTCGCCCACTCCGTGTCACCGAAACCGATGACGTAGGTGGGGGCGGCGGCATCGCTGGCGATGAAGCCCAGGACGCCCGTGGTCGTGTTGAAGTCCGACCCGCTCTTGACCAGGACCGGCTGCCCGATCGCCCCGCCCAGCACGCTGGCCAAGGTGACCGTGACGGTCTTGTTCGTGGCGTCGACATCAGTAGCGGCGGCGTCAACGGCCAACTTGATGGCGCCCGTGCCGGCGGCGGCGTCGAGCTTGCACACCGAAGCCCAGGTCTGCGGGCAGCGGCGATAGGCAAACGCCATCGCGCGGGTGCTGTACCGCAGGGGTTTCGGGAACGCGGCCATGCGCATGGCGTGGTAGCCGACCTCGCGATACGGGTTCGCATCGCTCTGGTAGTTGATCCACATCCAGTCGCCGCTGAAGCCCGGCGCGGGACCGAAGGAGGTTCCGCCCGACAGGCTGTCCAGCTTCGGGGGGATCCGAATCCGGTACACGTCGTTGAGGAACACCACGGCCACGGCGATTTCCGCGAGCAGGTACTCGGGGTTCGCTTCGGGCAGCCTGCCGATCGTGATACTGCGGCCTTCGCGCATCGGGAGGACGCGGCGGAACCACAGCTTGCCATCCGGGCCAACCTTCCAGTAGCGGAAGCGCATCTGGCGGCTGTCGTGGATCATGCCCCAGCCGCGCAGATTCTTGAAGGTCTGCGTGTAGTTGGCGAAGAGCATTTCGGGCTTGGCCTCGCGCATGTCCGCGCGGGTGTCAGGGTCGTCGCGCAGCATCTTGTCGAAGTCCGACATGTGCAGCATCAACCCGAAGACCGGCAGTCCGCCCTCCTTCGAGATCGCGGCGCCGGGGCATTCGCTGTCGAGCCACATGTGGAAGAGGTCCAGGAAGCTCATGTTGAGCGTGGACACCTCGACGCCCGCGTCGATCTTCAGGACCGTGACCTTCTCGTCGGCGCCGAAGGGGCCGCCGCTGTAGGTGTAGGTCTCGAAGGGGTCGTACGTGAACTTCGGGGAGCCTTCCAGGGTCAGCCCGGCGGAGAGCACGAAGAGGTTCGTGGCGTCGGCCGCGAACTTCATGTAGGTCTCGCGCGAGTAGACTTCCCACGCCTGGGACGTGATCATCACGCCCATGGAGTAGATGTAGCCGACCTGGCGCTTGGCTTCCTCGGTCCACATGGCGTCGCGCACGCAGGTGACGGGGGACCGCCACTCGGTGCTCAGGCCGGTGTATTCCTTGGACTCCACGCTGAAGCCGTAGGTCTGCGGGTCGTGGATCGTACAGGCGTTGTATCCGCCGTCCGCGCCACTGCCGACTTCGGAAATCTGAATGGCCTTCCATTCGGAGATTCCGGCTTGCGGGCCGAGGCCAGGGTGCCAGATGTTCGTTTTCTGTGCGAGGCCGCTGAAGAGAGGATACATTTCGCGGGCAATTCGATCGCGGAACACCATCGGGTGTTCTCGATCATAGCGTTCCAGGAACGGGTCGAACCGCTCCTGCAGGTCAATGAGCCTTTGCTCAAAATTACTGACCTGATATGCAGATGCAGGGGTGAAGGACATTGCTGTCTCCTTGAATGATGAGTTTCGGTCTTTGCGATTACACACCGTGCGCAATCGCGCTCGGCCTGGTGCAGAGCCAAATCAATCAGCCACCATTCCCGCTGCCCGGGCATCGGAGGGGAGGCACCCTCTTACAAATGTCCTCTTATGGTGAACATTCGACCATAGATGTCCAAAATTGTCAAGCCGTCTTTTTGACTTTTTTCAGGAGGTCCCGGATCCGCGGGGTGCAGATGTCCTGCAGCTCCTTGGGGATGTCGTCCCAATGGGGTACCCGGTTCTTCTTTGTGACGTTGTCCTTGCCCCAAAGAGGGACCAGGTTTTTAAGATTCCACGCCACCCGACAGTCTTCCTCGCTATCAAAATTAAAAACGAGCTCGCCGTCAACCCGACCAAGCAGGGGGATAATGTGGTCAACATTCCACCGCCGCGGCCCGCCGAACAAATACTTCCCGTAATTGTCCCAGCTCATACCTGGCAGAAAACGGAGCTCGAGATGGGACGCCAGCTCCGCTACGCTTGATCCCCGCGCCAGCGAAAACCGAATCTTCTTACTGGCCCCTACTGCTTTTAGGGCCTGCTCCAAGCGCTTCCTGTGGGTGATAACGAGCCTGAATAGCGGGTCTGTCCTGCGGCGTTTTTTCGTATAGGCCGCGATCCGTTTTCTGCTTTTTGCGCTGCTCGCGCTCGCCCGCCACAGCTCCCGGGCCCTCTCAGAATTGTTTTTGTACCACCGCCTGGACCTGGCGCGATGGGTCTCCGCGTTTCGTTTGTAGTGGTCGTGGACTCTAGCGGCCTGTGCAGCTTTCCAAGCAGGGTCGTTTTTATATTTGGTTCGGTATCTAAGATCCACCGCGGCGATGTGACAAACGGCACAGCGCGCCATAAGCCCGCTTTTTACAGTCTTCAACCGATAAAAATATTCGGTAGTAGCCGGCTTCTCTTCCCCGCATTTCGTGCAAATCTTCGTGTCCATGTCCGCTTCCTCTACCAACCAAGAACATCGAGCGGCAACCCAGAGGGTGGGAAATCAGGCTGTCCCGCGCGGATCAGACGCGGTTAGCCGCTCGAATTTTCTGGCCCAAGATTACGCCTTGGGCCGCAGGCCGTCAACCCCCTATTTCAGGAAGTCCTCGACGACGTCGACGATGTCCAGCCCGTTGTCCGGCAGCTTGGCCTGGCGGGGGGCCGGCGGCTGGTCGGAGGGCGCCAGCTGTCCCAAGCGGGGCCGCTGGCCGATGACCTGCTCAAACTCGGCCTCCACCGCCTTGAGCCGGTTGTACTGCTCGACGTAGCGGCGGCGCAGGTCGGGAGTCGTCAGGCCCTCGGCGACGTAGGGCGCCAGCTTCTCCGGGTCCATCGTCAGCAGCAGGCCCTTGAGGGTCTGCTTGCGCTCGGCCACGGCGGCGTTCCAGTCCTCGTTGTCCTTGACCTCCCGGTAGTACGGGGAGCCCAGGGCCGTGGCGTCGGCAATGGCCTTCTCCGTGACGGAGTCAACCCGGCCGACCATCGCGGCAATTCTCGCCCGCGACTCGGCTTCGTCGATCGCCGCAGCCGTCTCCTTGGCCTTGTCCAGCGCGACCGCGCGTTCCTGGGACACCTCGTCGAACTGGTTCAGATAGGCCAGGAGCGTGCCCTTCAGGGAGGGCGCGGCCTCGTCGATCGCGTACTCGCGCGCCGACGGCTTGGTCTCGGCCACCAGGGCCCGGATGAGCTTCACGGCCTCGGCCTGGTCCACGCCCTCGGTGACCAGGGTCTGGACCATGCGCTGGCCCAGCTGGTTCATGCGGTCGTCGTAGCGCTTCCTGAACTCGGGGCTGCGCGTCAGGTCGATCTTGGCGATCTCGGCGTTGAGCTTGGCGATCTCCTCTTCCTTGGCCTCAAGCTGCTGCTTCAGGGCGGCGGCCTGCTCGGCGTCCTGGACCTTGGAGGACAGCTCGTTGACCTTGGCGTTCAGCTCCTGCAGCCGCTGGCGGGCCTCCTTGTGGGCGGCGCGCTCCTTGGCAAAGGCCTCGCGCTGCTTTTTCTCAGGCAGCCGCTCGATGTCCTCGTCCTTCAACAGGTCGGCCGGCATCCCGGACTCGTCCTTCTTGGGGGCGGCGGCAGCCAGGAAGTCCGGGGACAACGGGTCCACGGGCTCCGCCGGCTTGACCGGCGGCTTGGCGGGCTTGGGCGCCGGGGCCGCCAGGTCTCCGGGTTCCAGGTCGGTCTTAGGGGCCGCCGGGGCCGGCTTGGCGGGGGGCGTCTCCTTGTCCAGGGCCGACAGCACGGAATCCGCGATGTCGCCTTCGAGCTCCGCCTCGATCACGGGCGGCTTCACTTCTTGTTCGGTGGGGTTCATGTCGTTCTCCTTGCGGGTTTCTTCTTATAGCTTTCGAGCTCCTCTTCCGAGTAGCCGTACATCTCGCGCAGCAGGCGGCGCTCCTCTTCGCTGATGGAACCGTCGGCCTGGGCCAGCATGCGCAGCGCCTCGCTGCGGTTGTTGGCCATGACGACGACGTTGCGCAGCAGCTTGGCCATCCAGGTGGCCCCGCCCACGAAGGCGCCGTACGACGCCTGGACGTGCTGGGGCTGGTCCCACGGAAACATCTCCCCGCGGATGGAATTGACGGCGAGCTCCAGCAGCCTCTCGCCCCCGTTCGCCATGTATTTTGCGTGGGCATCCGCCACTCCGGGCGCGGTCCTCACGAAATCCAGCAGTTCATGCCGCAACTGCGGCTTCTTGTTTTCGCTCATCTCATTCTCCTGGTTGTTCTCCCCGGGGCCTTAATCCGCCCGCTTGTAGTCGGCCAAGTCGGCTTTGCGCCGCGCGACCTCCTCCTCGAGCGCCATCTTGCGTTCCGCTATTTCGCGGTCCAGCTGGCTGCGCATCTCGGCGCCCCAGCGCTTGATCTCGTTCTGGGCAGCGGTCTTCTCGGCCCTGACGGCGTTGAGCGACTCCTGCTTCATGGCTTCGAGCTGGGCCTTGAGCTCCACCTCGCGCAGCTTCACGGCGGTTTCTCCGTTCATGCGGTTCTCCAGTTCCTGCATGACCTGCTGCTGGCGCTCCATCTCGAGGCGCTGGCGCTGGTCGGCGTTCTGCTGGGCTTCCTTCTCGACGCGGCGGTAGAACACCACGAGCTCCTTGAGCATGTCGGAGGCGCGCCGGACAAAGTCCTTGCGGCTTTCGTCGGCGGCCAGGAACCGGATGTGCTCCTCGCAGTTCGGCAACGCCGCGGAGAACGTCCGCAGGATGGCCTCTGGGTCGGCCGGCTTGCCCTCCTGGGGCTGGTCGTAGGACTGCACCATGCCGCCCAGCAGCTCGAAGTGGATCGCCAGATGGGCGGTGTGCAGCTGATCGCTGCCGGCCGGCACATAGGCGCCTTCGCGGAAGTCGTTGTTCTCGAGGGTAGCGATGGACTTCTCGTTTGTCGGGATCTGGTCGCGGGTGCCCAGCGGGAAGACGTTGTCGACGTTCTTGTAGCCGATGAGGGCCGACACGAACTGGCGCTCGACGTACCTGCGACCAGCCTCGTCCATGGCGCCGCGCAGCTGCATGAGCTTGCCCCACGTTGTCTCGCGGGCCTCGGGGCTGCCGCCGCCGATTGCGCGGTTGACCTCAACGACCAGGGCATCCTCGAACTTGTCGAAGAGGATCTCGGGGACGCCGCGGCGCAGGCAGCGCTCGCGGAACGCCTTGGCCTCCTTGGCCCCGGGCAGCTTCCCTGACTTCTTGGACAATATCACGGCGCGGCGGAAAATCTCGCGGTGCAGGTTGGTCCACATCATGTACTCAAAGTTGGCGGCGTTGGCTTCGATGCGGAACTCCCGCCGGCGCTCGGAAATGACTTCCTCGGTCGAGCGGGTGCCGCGGGCCGAGACTTCCATCATCTCGGGGTTCATCCGCGTCATGCCGACGTTGTTGGAGTAGACGCCGCGGACCGCCATGCGCAGTTCGAGCAACCGCTCGATGGGCGGCGCGAACGCGGAGTTGATGGCCTGGAGCCCCGGCGGAATCAGCGTCGTAGGCCCGATGCGGACCACGGACATCTCGTCGGCGTCCCAGCCCTGTTGCGCCTGCAGCACGAGCCCGCCGGACATCATGCCCCCGTCGAGCGCGGTGTTGAGCATACGGTTGGAAATCTCGCAGTACGGCGCCAGGTCGTGGCCCAGGCCGTCGACAGATCCAATCGTCCCCTCGGAATAGTTGAACGGGTTGAGCCAGATCGCCTGGCTCATCTTCCCGAACTGCTCGAGCTTCTTGAAAATGAAATCCTCGGGCTGACAGGTACCCATGGCGGGGTCGATGTCGATGTAGTGGCTGACCTCGGGGCCCGTCACGGATTTGATGAGGTAGCGGACGACAGGGATGCTCTCGAGCTCGAAGACGGCGACCTCCGCCGGGCGGCTGGCCCGCCAGGCTTCGAAGGCGGCCCACTGCCCAATGACATCGTCCCGCACGGACGGGGGTTCGGTCGTGGCGTTGGAGTCGGTCGTCGCCTTGTAGAACTGCAGGACGACCGCGCGCAGCTCCTCGACGTTCCAACCCGCCATCTTGGCGGCCTCGGCGTTCTCGGGCTCGAGCTTGGGGAGGATGTCCTGAAGCAGCAGGGTGTCGCGGACGACGCAGCACGGAATGGAGTCGGCCAGGGGCGGGAACTTGGGGTCAGTGAAAAAGCTGTACTTGGGCATGCGCACGGGGCGCCAGTCCCATTCGTCCGGCCAGCAGGCCACGCCGAGGCCCAGCTTGATGCGGTCGCGGCTCACCTGGTCAAGCAGGAGATAGTTCTCCGGCCAGTCGACGTTGAGCATGTGGGTGTACTCTTCGGCGATGATCTCGTCGTACTGCGCCAGGGGGTTGGGCGACCGGTACTCCTGGTACTCGGGGCGCACGGTCACCTTGATGCGGTTGCCGACCTCCATGTGCAGGTCGTAGGCGGTGTCGGCGCGGTGGTTGACGATGCCCTTCATCTCGCGCAGGTTCAGGTTGGCGCGCCAGCCCTGGCCAAGGCCGCGCAGCTCGGCGTCGTCGTAGGGCGCCACGCCGCGATGCAGCGCCATGACGCGCGCGTCCGCGCGATGCACGTCGATCAGCGCCTGGCGGTAGCGCTGGTAGATCTGCCGCGCGACCTCAGGGTTGCCTAGGCGGTCGCGGACGGCGCGCGCCTTGTGGTCGACCGTCATAATGGCTTCCTGCTTGCGGGCGCCGGGGGGAAGGGAGACATCGACTACTTCGGCCTGTTTCATTTCTCTACTCCTTCGGAGATCCGGGCCCACTCTTCGGGCGACCTGTCGCTTTTTCTGATTTTTTTCTGGCTGCCCACTTATTCCGCCTCTTCGTTCTTTACTTCTTTTTTCGGGACGTGCGCCGGGGTACCATACAACCAGCAGTGGTTTGGATAAGTATGCTTCGACAACTCGAAGAGAGTTTCATTCGATACGTGCACCTTGGCTGAAACGATGCAGCCACATATTGCGCACACTCCCAACCCGGCGTCGTACGGAGTCTTCCGCCCGGCGCGCAAGAACCACCCGAAGATGTCGAAAAATTCATTTCCGAGACACGAAGTGCAGATGCCGGCCAGCGATTCCGGACAATTTGCGCATATCTTCGCGCGCCGGTCGGCCTCTTCCTGCGGTACCAAGAAATCTTTCCCGCGAAACAGCTTCTGCAAAAGCAACCGCGTGCCGTCGCGTATCTTGCTCACGGACAGATACGGGACCGCGGGCTGGTCGGGGCCGCCGACGCAGAAGCCCTTGGGCAGCCGCTGGCAGATGAAATGCTCGATCCGCGCACGCATCTCCGGCTCCCCGGGCCATTCCAGCTTCTTGTCGGCGTACCACCGCTTGAGCTGCTGCATGAGCCCGATCTGCATTGGCGCCTGGAACCGGAAGGTCTCGCCCTCGTGCTCGATCTCGTAGATCCAGCCGATCGGCGGCACGGTGCCGCGATACATGAACCTGGCTCTCTGCGGCTCGGTCATTTCACGATCTCCGAAGCGGCCCCGGCGAAATCCTCGCCCAGGGCCAGAGCGTCCTTGACACCCTTCTCAACATCCTTCATCGAAGGATCCGGCGGAAGAACCTCCCCCACGACCTCGACCCGCTTGTAAGGGTTCTTCATGCGGGGAGGCACGCCGTGATCGTGCGAGAAAACCCACTCGGCCTCCTCGCGGCTATCGAAGAGCTTCGTCGACACCCAGCCGGTGCCGCGCACCTGGAACTTCTCGACAAGGTGCCCCGCCGCCGCGGCCGTCACGGGGACGATCTTCAAATCGTCGCCGGAGAACGGGCACAGCTTGCGGGGCTCCTTGAAGCCCAGCTCGACTACCTTACTGGTCTTCTTTTGGCGCGGCATCTTCACTCTCCGGCTCGGGCGCCTGGGGCGCCTGGAACATCTGGGGGTTCATGATCATGGTCAGGGCGTCGTTGGTCCACATCCCGGCTTCGCGCAGCTTGGTCATGGTCTGCTCGAAGTTGCGGCCCACGGCCGGCATCCGCTCGACGTACGGCGCGTAGAGCTCGCCGACGGCGTTGTAGGCGGACTCCAGGGCCTGTATGAACGCCTGGGCGCCCTGGGGCAGGTCCTGCAGGGTCGGGGGTTTCGGGGTGAAGTCTGGCTTGATCTGGTCGTCACTCATGGTTGTTCTCCTATACCGCGGCCGTTTTGTACGCCCTGGCGTCCAGGTCGTGCCTCTGGGCCAGCCGCCTGAACCCAGACGGTCCCCCGGGACGACGGCCCCAGGGTCCCGCATATTTGTTCGAAATCGTATCAGCCCCCGCCTGCATATTCAAGACAAATCGTACGACGCCGATCGCGATGGACAGGGCGTCCTGCTCGTCGGGGGATTCGCCGGCCTTGAGCTCGTTGCCCTCGCGGGTCGACTTCTTCTTGGACAGCAGTCGGCGCAGCACGCCGACGCGCTCCAGCGGGCGCCCGCAGAGTTGCTCCATGGCGACGAGCGGCACGTTGCGCACCTGGCCCGCGCGGACGAAGGCGGCGACTGCGGCCCACAGCTCGGTCGACTGGTTCTTGAAGCGGTCCGACGCCTTGCGCACGTCGCCCTTGGACAACGGCATGTCCGAGGCCGCGGCGTTGGACACGAACCGGCGAACCGTCATGAAATGCTTGGACTGCAAATAGTCGGCCACGCTCTGGGTCGCGCTGTCGTCCACGCCGATCAGCTCGGGCTTGACGCTCAGCTCCTCGGCGTACTCCTTGATGGCGTCGCCCACCTGGTCCGTGACGGGGATGGCCGAGGACGCGTCGACCCTGGCGTACCGGGGCTCCAGGCACGACAGCTTGACCTGATTGTTCTTGTCGATGCCGATTTCGATGGCCTGCATGACGGCCCGGTTCCCGCCTTCGGAGAACGCGGGGTCGCAGCCAAGCACGGTAACCGAGGGAGCGCCCATCCACGTGACGTCCTCCGTGGAGCCGCTGCGCAGCACCTCGGCCATCGACAGCAGGGTTTGCTTTTTGCCCTGGGCGGGAGGGAACCCCCGCACCATGGTCCAGAACTCGGGGTCGTCCTCGTTGCCGCCGACGTCCTTGCGGATGTCGTCGAGTTTCTCCTTGGTCAGCAGAAACGTGAGCTTCTTCTCGGGATAAAGGATTGCCGGGCTTCTGAGACCGTCATGTCGCCTGATCTTTCCGTAAGGGCTATGCCATTCATGTGTGGTTTCAGGATCGATGGCGGCAAAGCCGCCCGGCAAAGTGGGCTTGGAAAACTGGGCCGCGAGATCCGTGAAGCTGTCGGGGTTGCAGAGCCCGACGAGCTTGAAGTCCTTGGCGCCGATGGATAGGTTGGTGCGTACCCGCATGGCGGCCGGGCGCATCTGGGACAGCTCGTCGAGGACCAGGCGGACGTAGGGCAAGTGGGCGCCGGTGAGCTTCGTGCGGGCCTCCTGCTCGGTGCCTTCGGCCACAGCGACGCCGCGGATCGACGCCTTGTCGGTGGCAACGCCCAGCTCGTCGTCCTCATCGAGGATGATGGCGCTGTCAGTCTTGCGCAGCTTGCCGGGCATTTCGAACTGCGAGAAGTGCTTGATGTAATGGAAATACCGCAGCACGGATTCGTAGGAGCGGAGCTTCAACATCTGCAGGGACGTCGAGGCCAGAATCGCCACGGTCTCCTGGGGGTCGACCATCCAGTCGATCAGGGTGAGCAGGCCCATGTCATTACTATTGTGGGTAACGATAAAATCGTTTGTGAGGTACAGCCCGCGGGGATGGTCTATTGTAATGCACTTCATGGGCGCAGACGCGCCTGTTTTTTCCACGCCGACTATGTATCTCCTATTGGCGCCCCGCCTCCCCGAGCGCAGCCGTACCGCTTTCCGCGCACACTTGAAGAGCCCGGCCGTATCCTTCAGCGAAATGCGGACCGCGTAGCTATCCTTGCAGGGAACATACTCGCCAGTAGTTTTTTTATATCCTGCTTTTGTCCGTGTAACAGTCGCCATGCCCCCTAAAGATTGCACAAGAAACTGAACATCTGCGGCCAGCTGCCCGGACGCCGAATCAAAGTGCACGGCTCCGGAGGCACCGACGCCGCCGTCCGTGTCCAGAAGGCCCGACAAGACTTCGCGCCGCACCTGCTCGGAATTATACAGATATGCTTTTGGGACAAATTTGGTGTCGGACACTGTTCCCCAAAGTCCATAGTGGCGAAGCGCGCTTATGTATTTGTTACTCCCGCGAGATGCGTCGGTATCCGCGGCGGATAACCCGAAATCTTTTCCGTTGCGTCGGGACTTCAAGACATAGCCGGGTTCGAGCCGCGCCTTTACCTCGGCCAATATGTCCGAGTCTACACAGGTAAAAGTCAGCCCGCTCTGCCGAAGACCGCCAAGGGAGCCGCCCCCGAGTAAGCACCCCAGCACGTAAGGATCTATGCGCACGGGGGAAGGCTTAAAATACACAGGTTCGCACAACGGAATGCTATACATACCGCGGCCCGTTCGGCACAAGTCGGCCAGCTTGGTCGTTGTAATTACATGCGGCCGCGTCCACCCAGACGACCTACGATCTTCTACTTCCCAGAGATGGTCTGGTGCGCAAATCGTGCTGGTACCGTCCTGGAAAGAAACCCGATATTCTTCCTGGGCGCCTACGTCATGCGTTTTAATTACTTCTGCAGTCTTTCCATCTTGAGCAAGCACTCGGTCGCCGACCTGTATGTCCCCCATAGTCCGCGGGCCGAATGGAGTCATTACAACAGAATCCAATCTGGCCGCTTTCCCCGACGACGCACAGCCCCAAGTAATCAAGAACTTTTCGGTAGTCCAGTCGTAGACATGTTGCTCGCTCCACTCGTGGCGGACGAACTCCTTGCGGGGAACGAGCGAGTAGATGGCGCGCCAGAAGCACTCCCACGGCTCCTTCTCGGTGCAGGCGGCGTACTCCGGCTCCCGCCAGTGCTTCCACACCTTCAGGTCGATCAAGGCGTCCGGCATGTCCTCCGGCCACCCCATGCCGTACTTCTCCTTGAGCCCAGCCATCATTTCAGGACGCGCTCCTTCGCGCAGGAAGCCGTATCATAAACTGCTCGCCAAATTTCGTCAGCGCGTTTGGCACAACCTCAAAAGTTCGCCATCCGTTCTTCCCAATGATCCGGTTTCTGGTTGTCCCCGGCGTTGGGTTGACCTTCTCGTAGCCCGTGGGCTTGCGGTATGGATCATAGCCGCCGCCAACGCCACCGCCGCCACACGCACCTTGTCCTGCGCCCGATACTTTTTCCACGGCCCGCCGGAAAAGCGGCGCACGGCTTGATATACAGCAAATGCAATGGCGCGGGAGATTGGCTTTCCCTCCGGCGTTGAGTT